GAGGGTTATAGGAATTGTTACAAAATTGTTACAAAAAATTCCCCATGTTGTAACAACATGAGGAATTTAGAAATAGTTTTGTCAATGATTGTAAACTTCTGATTTAATTATGAACATATCATCGTTTACGATCATACAACCATGTTTGCGAACATTGCTCTTTGCTGCAACTCGCAGGATGTCATGGTATTTTTCCTCTGCATCCGCCAGGCTTGTAAAAGCATAGGGGATAATTGCTCCAACCTCATTTGTCTGGATTTCCATTACATAGAACATAGAAACACATCCTTTCTTTTTACTGTGCTATCCAAGTAGCACTAATACAGAGAGTACCATTTGCCGGGATTGTTATAGTATGGTTACAAGTTATATAATTCTTTTCATTTGTTATATACCTTGCAACATATACTCTTTCAGTTTTGGTGTTATTGATGATTGCATATCCATTGATATTCTGAATGGGTTTTACATCTTTACTATATTTTACTATTTCAGCATATGCCGGAATATTAACATTATTATTACCAGCTTGCATAACCAGAGAAATGGAGCATACATTACCATATTTATACAGGAATCCTTCTGTCAGAGTTAAACCGGAGTAAATATCTGAAATAGTAGAAGAAAGATCAATGACCGCAAGTGTATTTTGTTTAGCTGCAATCATGTTGACAAGTGCGTTTATAATTCCAATGTCCAGACCTGTATTATTCAAATCAGAGCCATTGAAAGAGGTTCCACTTGCAACAGAATTAACAGTTTTATATACTCCATCTGTAATACCGGAAATAGTGCTATTAATAACGAACACATAACTATTTGCAGGAATATTCCTTGCTGGCGCAGCCTGATTACCGTTAATAATATAAGCGAGAGAATTAATAACAGACGTATTATTATTAACGTTTCCTCGCGTTGTATCAAGTTCATTATTCAGATTAACAATATCGGTATTAATACTATTCTGTGTATTAGGATTTGTTTTTAAATCTGCTCCCGTTACTGTTACTATACCAGTCTGACCGTTAAAAGAAACAACTCCGGATGAAGTTGGTATATCTTCTCTGGTTAAAAGTTCTTTAGTTTCTTCATCATTTGTTAAATATGCTTTTCCTGTATCATCAAACATGATACCAACTCTAACTTCATCCGGGGAACCTTCATTAAGTTTTCTTTCAAGTCCCCAATTATTCCCATCGACATCCGGGAAAACAACATAAGGTTCTTCATAAAGGATAACATTACCTGTTTCACCGTTGACAGCAAGAACGGGATACGGTGGCGGATTTCCTGCATCATAGATAACAAACCTCTGGTTTCCGTTAATACGTGTAGCAGGATTGTCTTTATTAAATTCAATACCCGTGATTTTATTTGCGCTTCCTCTATAAATATTCCACTGTTCTTCCGTAATATCCGGCAAAGCAACACGAGCATCTTTATATAATATCACTTCGCCGGATTCACCATTTACAGAAATCACCATTGCGGACGGGGGATTGTCCGGGGAATAACATTTTTTAACCTCTTCAATCAACCAACCAAGATTTAACTGATGAAGATTAGTCCATGGGAAATTTTCAAACAGAGACATAATATCATCCTTTCTTTAATATACTAATAGGCAAAATCTTTCTTTAAAAGATTCGACTATCATAGACATTACGTTTAATTTTGGTGCTAATTCGGTTTCGGCAGTAGCCATCTGTTGACTTGACATCACACCGATATTACCGTGTGTTTCATTAGTTCTGACATTTTCTCCCGAATGTTCTATATTTTCTCCTTTCTCTATGTTTTCTCCATGTGTCATTGTGTCTTGTTTACCATAAGTTACAGTAGAAGTATTTGAATTATTCAATGTTATATTACTTGCATAATTCATTTCATTAGAATCATGGAGTTGCAATATATTAGCATCATAACCAACAGTTTTATTAATTTCCGTATCAGTTCCGTTATGTGTTTCTGTACTATGTCCGGTTGAATGGTTACTATCATTTCCGGTTGTTCTGTTGGTATCTGTTCCGGTATGTTCTTCTGTTCCTGTCCTGCTTTCTGTTCTGCTATCGGTAATAGTTTCCGTTTCAACACGATTATAGTTTTCTATTGGGTTATATTCCATCAATGCAAGGTTGTAAATTCTTTCCCAAGTTGGAAAGTTAAGTTTACTCCACAATCCTATCATGTTTTTAAATGTAGGAATATCGGGAAATAATACTTCAAGTTCTGCACACTCTACGAGAATATTTCCGACAGTAGTTTCTTTATCATCCTGTGTAAACTTTGTTGGATATTTCATCAGATCAAACAAACTATTATCATAATTATATAAACTCAAAACGGAAAGAAGAACACCATTACTCATTTATAACACTTCCTTTCGTTTGCGGTTTAACTCTCCAATCTACGGAAAGAGATAGATTAAACATATTATTAGCAACTTCCAAACCTTCTCGGATTTTATCCAGCCACAACTCACATAGTGTAGAAGTTTCAACATTATTAGAGTTTACTTCATCCAGATTTAAACGCTCCCGTTTATCTGTATTTGCGTTGGGGATACCTATTTCAGTATCGAACATTGAAACGATTTTACGCATATCTGAAAGGATATCGGAAGCAACATAACCATTTTTTATGTCTGCAGAAAAAGTAAACCATGTAGGCTTTCCCTGTTCATCCAAAAGCTTTTTATCGATAACAACTGCAGGATCCCCCTCGGAAAGCTGATCAAACATCTTTTTATAGCTTTCGGCGCTTGCTTTATCTTTAGCACCGAAAACCGTACCCGATTTTACATTAACCAGATTAATTCCCATAGCTTCCGCACATAATGCCATCTGGTCAGCATAAAAGCCGACAATATCCATTATAGAAGAATAGTCCGGCTGCAATTTGATAACAGCGCAATCAACATTAATTCGTAGTGTTCTTGTGGGAAGCAATGGATTTGTAATGATAATGTCGGAAGGTCTATAAAAAACATTATATCCTGTCAATGCTCCGTTTTGAGGAATAACACCGAATTTTGCACCACTATTAAAAATAGCAATATATCCCAAACCGTATAAAGTGTAAAGAAAATAGTCTTTATCCCAGCTTTTCGGGAACCCTTCCCATTTAAAAACCGAGATTGCGCGCTGAAATAAATACTTTCTAAAAAAGTTCCGTAACTTTGTATTTTTTACATGGACAGTAGAAGGAGAACGACTTGCATTATAAATATTCTGCTGCTGATAATCGAATGGGGGATCATTAAATACCCTTGTGGACACGCTTAACACCTTCCTTTTGTTTAGAAGTATACCATAAACTAAATAACAAATCCATTCTAATTAATGGTGGGTGTGGTGGATCGGGTGGAACCGGAGCAGTTCCCCTTGAATCAACAAAAACCACAAATGCAACATAATTCCATGCGGAAGGATCAAATGTTGATAGATGTACACCACCACCCGGAACGCTTCCCGAATCCCTTCCGCCACTCTGCATAACTTGATTATTACCGCAATATATGCCAACATGGACAAAATTTCCAATACCGTCTCCCGCATATTGTGGTGGTATCGGTGGGGGACCTGCTTCCGATACTTGATGAAAGAGCAGCGCTCCCGTAGGTAACCCCCCGTATAACTGCCGACAATTTTCTATTGTGTCTTTATACCAGAGTTCTGGTGTCGGATTCTGTTGTATTGGGGAAATTGTGTTGAAAGTTCGTGTACTTCTCCAAATGCTATTGGTTCCGTTTGTCAAATTCCAATTATTTTGACTAACATAATAAATATCTCTCCATACCTTATTAACAAAACCAATACAATCAAGCTGGCTATATGGTATATACTGACCGTCATATGCAAGTGCTAAATGTGCAAAATAATCTCCCGTTATCCATTCTTCGCCGGGTTCTGGTGGAGTAGGTGGAACAGATGAAAAATAATTGTACCAATATCGGGCGTTACTCTGCCGTGTGCTATCGGTTCCGGCTGCTGCGACCTCATAACAAACTCTCCATATTTTAGCAGAAGTTTCGGGAGTTTGTGTATTGGTTATAAAGTTATTCCAAGTCCAGCGTACCCCGCCAATTGTAGCGGGTGACCATTGTATATTGGTTTCCTGTTCCCTTTTAATACGAAAAAGCTGTGTATCTCCGTCATACCATGTTAGCCCGTAACGGATAGCAAAAGATACTAATTTATGCCCTGCGGGACTTGTGGAAGTATACCCGTCCCATTGTACCAGACCTAAACCATAACCGCTTGCGGAATGGTTATTGTGGTTATAATGTTCAAGCGCTATATTATTAGGTACATCGGAAAGATCACTTGCGTTATTAGGGAATTGACTTCTATGTGTTCCTTCCACAAGCGCCGGAGATAACCAGCTTTCCAACTGCATATTACCAATAATTCCCGCTATTGCGGACAGACTCCATCCAAGAGCAGAGAAATAGTCATAAACTTTTTGTGCGTTGTGTTTTTGTTTATCCGTTATACCGCTTGTGTTGGTGGTTCCCATTGTTCCACCTTGATTTGTTGTCATCCACCAATCATTAACAAGCGTAGCTTGCATTTTAACACCACCTTATTCATAATAAAAACCTTCCTGTAAATATCTGTTAATATCTGCCGTCTCTGACTTTGTTCCAGAAAATTGGTGGTCTGCTTCTCCTGTCTGGATGTAACCGGGAATTGTGCTGATTTGTTTATTTTTACATAACGGTCTACCAAATTCAGAATTATTTTCATCCACTAATCGGAAATGTTCAACAAGTAATTTGCTGGAAAGAGACAGCATCAGAAAGGAACCGTTATTTCCTAAAGAAGTGACTTTCGGATAACTTCCTTCTACAGCAGACATAATACCAGAGAAAATACCGCCCAGATTAAGAGAAGTAGCTGCACCGAAAATAGAGGACATAGAATTAGACATACCCATATAATCAGATACAATCTGTGATAGCTGAATAGGAACACCGATCTGCCCGTCTCTCTCCGCAACTATGTTATTATCCGTTGTGGTATTGGTTCCCATAGAAACACGCAAATTCCCCTGACCTGTTATTAAATCAGTAGATAAAAGGATATTCATAATATTCCCTTTTCCAGTGTATGCCGGATCAATCGGAATACTCCCGAACGGGGGATAATAGAGCGTAAGTCTTGTATAAGGTGCAAAGTTAAGATAAGTTCCTCTGCTGTTTTGAGGATGTGCCGGAATAGTTGCCGTAGCTCTGGTAATATATTCAATTTCTTCCAGCGCTTTACAACTTACCCGGGTATCCCAATAACCAAGATGTATTGTTGTCGGAGCATTAGAATTAAGAACAAACGGATACCATATACAAGAAACAATATACTGTATGGGATTAAACATGGATTTGTACAAACCGGAGCTAATATCATATACAGAAGATGCATTATATATACTGTCACTTAAAATATATGCCATAAAAGACGATAGCTGCGCTGGAGTAACAATATAATATGTGACAGCTCCAATTCTGAATTGGTCTGCAGTCATTACTCCGAGAACAATACTACCACCCGACAAATGAACATCTGACATAGAAGGTGAAACTGCAACAGAAGTGATGTCCGGTTCCGATATTGCAGGATAAAAAGTATCAGTAATTTTCCCGTCAGACATATTGGAGCAACGTTTTATGTATGACGTTGTGTTTCCGATTTCTCCTCTAAAACTCGCCAGAACATCAACAGCCAGCGACGCTTCCCATATATTCCCTCTGTATGTCCAATCTGTAATATAATAAAATCTATTCCAATAGGGGATATAACAATAATTAAAAGCATCGGGAGAAAAAGCACCTGCTACAATGTCCTGTGTAACTTTAATTGTCGGTGTGATAAAGCTGCAATCCTCTTTTATCTGAATACTAACCGCTTTTGCGTCTACCATATTAGGAAGTTTAGTGGAGTTATTTCTTTTAGTGAATTTGAAAAAATTACAAATCATATATAACACTCCTATCTTTAAAAATGGAGCAGAGAAGGGGAATTTCTCTGCTCCGGGGACGGAAAGGGGGATATTAAAACCCGAAGGTTTTAATCAAGTGTAAAGATAGCAATTTTCTCCGTATTATCGAAGAATGTTTTCTGTTTTGCGTGTACATGAATATTCCGATAGAGACCTTTTGTATTAATCGGAGTAGACAGCACCCGTCTGTCAGTAATAGCAAGACCCATTGCATCACGATCGAAGATAATACCGAGAACATTAGACACTTCAACATTAGCGCCAGAGCTGGTATCATGCACCAGAACACCGTTGGTATCAGTATAAGCCGGGAAAACATTAACGGTATTATCGTTATAAATGCTCTGCCAATAGGAAATAGCTTCATTATCTGCCAGAGTCAAATAATTCGGATGGTAAGTATCTGCAAGAACCCGGCTGTCAATCTGCCGTTTGAAGGGAGAGAGCAGATATACTTTCTGATATTCATACGGAGTATGACGAATTACGTGTTTATCACCGATAACGGTCTGGAACATTTCAGAACGCTTTGTAAACTTGTCGGAAACTTCTGCAATCCTGCTATATGCCCATTTCACAAAGGCGCCGAAGTTGTTCGGAGAGTAAATATCCTCAATAGTAAACGTTTCTCCGGTAAGTGCATTATATTCGGTCAGCAGTTTAATATTACGGTAAGGATTGTTTTCTTTACGAATAGCACCGATAGCATTACAAATCAGACCGTGACGAATAACTTCATTGCTCTGTTCCAGACGGTTGGAGAGGTTGGTCATAATCAGCGTGAGCAGATTACCAAATTCAGCCGGAGAGGAAAAAGCAGTTTCAAGCTGATCTTCCGTAATGGTCTGTTCATCAAAGTAGACAGAAGAACCATAGAAATTAGTTTGCAGGATATTCGCTTTCTTGATAGTCCAGGGATCAACCCGATCACCGTCACCGTTCGCCGGACTCTGGTTAGGATCAAACAATACAGGATATTCATATGCAGGATCATCCTGCCAATCATTATCAGCAATGGACAGCTTGCGAGTAACATTTCCCCATCTTTCAATATCCATTTCAAGTCCGGTCATTTCTGCCGAATAAGAACGGATAGAGAAGATAGTACGCCCACACATATTAGTAATGGCGTTCATAACTGCATCATGATCAGCTCTCCAAAGAATCTGACCAACAGATACAAACTCGCCTGTATTAGTAGGCACTTCAACGGTCTGACCTGTTACCTGTTTAACCAGAGAAACGAGAACCGTTGACATCTGGGCAAAAGACATCGTGTTTACACTCATTTTTTATCATTCCTTTCGGGTCTAATTAAAGTTGAAAGAATATCATCAACAGACTTTTCTTCATCTGCCGAAGTCTTATTGAAAGTAGAATTATTGATATTACTTGTCTGCATGGTTTTAATCAGTTCGGAAAACATATTTTCAATCTTGTCCAACCTTGTCTCCACAACAGACTTTTCTTCCGGCTTTTCTTCCGGCTTTTCTTCCGGCTTTTCTTCCGGCTTTTCTTCCGGTTTTTCTTCCGGTTTTTCAGCATTAATGAAACTCATAATTTCATCATGCGTAAAACCTTTTTCAAGTAGTTCTTGCACTTCCTGCAATTTCATTGATTTTATTCCCCCATTCCTTTAGTTTTAAATTCATTTCAGACAGTAATTTTTGTAACTCTGTCTCACTTGAATTATATTTTTTATTATCAAAATAGTCAAATCCTGTAAATAATGATACATGACTAAACCTATCAAGAGTTGTGTTACCAACTCCGTCTCTTCCGGTTTTTGTGCTTCTGGTGGAATCTCTAACAATATTATCTCCGCAATAAATGCCAACATGAGTAAAATTACCCAAATCATCATAATATCCGACAAGTTCTGCTCCTGTCTTTCTCCACATATAAACAAAAGCACCGAGAGGAACACACCCGAATTTATTAATACATTCCTCTTTAGTTCCTCTCCATTGATAGAAGTTTCTATACATGGAGTTACTGCCCTTCCAATTATAAAAACTTCCATCCGGTTTTGTAATTCCAATATCTTTTAATACTTCTTCTACAAAACCTTGACAATCTAACTGATTATATTTAATACCATTCCATTTTGCTTGCATGGCAGCTGCAGCAAATTCAGCTCCCTTTTTCATTGTTTCTGTTCTCCGTCTATTCTATCAATTAATTTCTGCATGACCAACGTATTATTATTGATAGCTGATACCATATCGGATTTCTGATCATTCAGAGCATTTGAAAAAGTGATTTTCAAATCGGTGAGTTCAGAAGAAAATTTTTGCATTTCTTCTTTATGTTCTTTCTGTTCATTTTTGAGCATAATAAATAATGCAACTGTACAAGCAATAGGAAAACCAAAGTTTTGAATCAAAGTTACGAATTCTTCCATGGTGAAAACTTCCTTCCAATAAAATTGGGATGTATGACCTTCTCTGAATCTCGCCAAATTCATCCCCTTCCTTCTGGGAAGTGCGTCCGGGAAAGGTTATACATCCCGCAAATAGTATATAACAAAAAATACCGGGGAATCAATCCCCGGTAAAAGTTTTTCTTACTCTGCGTTGACCAGATCAAAGTTTACATACTTGTTACCCTTTTTGCTGGTATTGATGACAATTACTATGTCCGGCTTGCTCTCGTCCGGTTCGTCTCCGAACGCTTCAAGATACTTGATAAACTTTTCGATAAAAGCGGAGACTTCTGTCTTGTACATCTGACCATCTTTGCCGTTCTTGATAACAAGTACAGAATGTTCCTTTCCGTCTGCATCGCAATATGTATGCGTATGATGCGCAACCGGAGAGATAATCAGACCTTCACAGTCTTTCAGATTTGTGTGTTTGTCATTCATCGCCTTAAACAGTTCCATTTTGGTAAGTTCCATATTGTACCCCTTTCGCAGTTCGGTTATAGGTTACCGAAAACTTGATTACATTTATTATATTATATCGTTTCTTATAACTTGTCAACGATTATTAAAATTGAAAAGTTCTCTGAAAATTATTTCAAGTTCGTAAGATTCAAAGATAAAATTTTTGTTTGCCATGTAGAATACTCTTAAAAGATAAAAATCATGCTGGAACATTTTTAGAGATATTCCATAAGCATCATAAAACGGAGCATTACAAACCGTTGATGATACATAGTATTTTGTTCCGGTTTTATGCTTATATATTCCAATCTCCCCACAAGATACAATATGTACATACTCTTTTAACGGTTCCGAACGGATAGAAGTTTCATCTGTTCTGAAAGCATTATCAAGAGACATTTCTATAAAATCTCTGGAAGCATTTTTATATAAAACTGTTTCACGCTTTTTCTCACTAATTGGAGAATTCAACAGCATGATATTAATTCTGCTCCCGTCTGGTTTTCTCCAAACCATCTGATTACCTCTGATCATATTAACAGCAGTTTTCATAAAATGCCACCCGGCAAAATAAGGATTATCCAGCTTATTAGCATTACCGAGCATTATACAAGTAACTGCTTCGCACCCTTCCAGTTCTCTGTTCCGGTTTACCGTTTCAAGAAAATTCTCAAATGCTGCAAATTCATTTTTAATCGGACATTCGTTTGTGTTCGGTATAAACTCATCAAAAACTATATAATCATAATCAGAGAAGTCTATACCTCTAATGTTAGCCACAACGGAAAGAGCAATTCCCAGAGCAGCCATCTCCCCGTTTTTATCACCATAACAGAATCTTACCATACCATCCTTTTTAAATGGTTTTATATCCGTTTCCAAAGCAGTATTTAATTTCTTGAACGGGTTTCCATCTTCCGAAGCGCTAATTTCTAATTGACTTTTTAATCGTCTCAAATATATAAATTTCTTCTTTTCCTTTATAAACTTTTTAAAAATACCGAATGTTTTACCAATTCCCCGACCACCAACAGCCGAGATTATTTTAGCTTTTTGAGATAAAATATAATCCCAATTTACCCAACCGTCAGAATCATATATTTTACTCATTCTATTAACTCCTTTTTTTTTGATAATCTCCGTAAAGCTGGATTTCATTTAATAGCAAATTATAATCTTTGGAATATGTCATTGTATAAGTTCCCTGTACAATAGCAACATTTCTAATAATATGTACTGTGTTCCCTGTTTCCTTATCCGTATAATCAAAATCATCTTCATCATTATAAACACTTATAGTACCCCCAGCTTTTTCCCATGTCATACCAACACGAAAATTATTTATATTCCCCAATTCCTCTACAGCGAAAGAAAAACCCGTTTCTTCATTTATTTTCTTACTGACACCAGCTACAGTAATACCCATATTACAGATATTACCATTAATACAATTATCAGAATAACAACAAGACTTTGTAATGTAAGCATATCTTTTTGCTCCCTGTGTAATAAATTTCTCATATTGCCCGTCAAGCTCGAACAATCCTATATAATGCCGTTTCCCGTTTTTATCATCTGCAAAAGCTCCCATCCTTTCAGCTTTTATACGTAAGTCTTTATTTAATCTTTCAATATCTATTTTCCCAATTACTTTTACACTATCGGTATCAACATAAAGCAATCTATCTCCACATAATTTTATTGCTTCCTGTAATTGCGCTCTCGCTAAACTTGTTGTATATACTCCCCATTGATAAGGGAATGGAGCATTTTTCAAACATTTCTTTAACTCTTCATCTGTAAAATCATCATAATCAGATACATGATAATCGTCTAAATGTTCTTTTTCTAATAAATGCTCCGGATCATAAATAACATCTTGATGTACTGGATCGGTGGCAGACATTCCGTTTAATAGACAGCATTAAGCATATTCTTACTTTTCATATAAATATACTTGCCATCTTCTGTATCATCCCCCTTCAATTTAGTTTTTTTATTATAATATTCCTGTATAACTTCCCGGTATGCTTTAGGCAAATAATCCTTTTTTGCTATCATCGCTTTAATTACATCAAATTCGTCATAAGTATAAGTATCAAGAATTATTTTTAAATCAATCTCTGTACAAGTTATTTCTAAATATCCAGCTTGTAATATTCTGCCGTTATCAAGTATCATTTCTAAACCATCATCCGTTATATCATCCGTTCCCCTTGCATCACATCGGGAAAGAGAGATATACGGGATAGGCTCCCGTTTATTCTTTAATCTGATATTCTTAAATTGATACTTTCCGACAACTGCATAATTTAATCCAATATGAGTAAATACTTTTTCAAGTTTCTTTTCCCGTTTCCGACCTTCCAAATCTAAAAATTTAAAAGGTCTCATAGGGAAGAGTTGTGTTAATTGCTGTGTTGGGTAACTGCTGCTTATATCAAAGCTATAAATATCCCCCGTTATCACTTTATTAACCATATAACGGTTCCCGTGTGTGTTCCCCCCTCTAAAAGCAAATCGTAACATCTGATATACTTCTTTATCACCCGGTTTTATTTCCCGTATATCAAGAAATCTATCTTTTAATGCTTCTTTACAATCCCTACGGACATAACCCGTACTTGTCAACGGTACAGTAACAAGTGTGTCTCCACCTCTGGAAATTCTATACTTCATAGATTGCACCAGAGATTCAACATCCGTTATACAATATTCCAACTCATAATCTGTTAATTTTGTCCAAGGGAAACGGATAACATCATAATCAAATTTTTGCCCGGACAACTTCTGCTTCACTCCCGTTTGTTTGCATAATGCCGACAAGCTCATATTGGTTTGAATATAAGAACAACGGAACTCAAAACAATTAAACATTCTACAGTATAACGGTTTCCGTTTATCCCTAAAGAAACACTCTTCATTCTTAAAAGGATAAATAGCACTTAACCAATTCCATTCAAAAGCTAAATTATGCACCCATATTACAATAATCGGTCTCTCTGACAGCTTATTATTTAATTTGATAGAATCAACTGCCCTCTGCAGAATGTTCAAGAAATCAGTAAATTCTTCCCAAGTTCTACCAATAACAGTATATTCTTCAATTTGAAACTGCCATATATACATAAAACTATGGACATCATATTCTGACCGATCCTCATTTAACCAGACAGTAGAAGTCTCAATATCGAAAGCAGTAATAACATTAATAATCCGTTGTTTATTCTTTTTCCGTTTGTGCTTTGTCTCTTCCACTAAACCGAACCGAGTAAAATACTCTGTCCAATTTATTTCCTCTTTCCGTACTATCATTATTAATCGTCTCCTATAAATTCATCCCAGAGGTTCATAACTTCTGCACTTGATAAACCTTGCATTTCCTTTGACCGTTTTCCCAGCTCTGCCCTATTAGCAAGAAATTTATCAAAATCATCTGTCAAATCTCTGACATCATAACCGGAAGCCAGAAGCCTTGAAAAGTCCTGTATAAATTCATCAATTACATATTTCTGTGTAAAATCACCTTGAGAAAAACGATAATCCATATATTCAACAAAAGCCTTTGCTTCTGTTGGTGTCATATTATCAAGACTATCTATCATTCTTTGGTATAATCCGGCTTTTTTCGGATTGCGCTTAATACTATCAGACCAAGATTTTTTAACATTTTCAAGCGCTTTTAAATAAGATACATTTTTCTTTGCTTGTGCTGCATCGGGTGCCGTTTCTCTGACTTTCCGTCTCCGTCTATAGTCCCTTTGCTGCTTCCGTCTCTTTTCCTTTAGAGAAGCAGCGCTCTCCTTCTCTTTAGGTGGAAGCTCTGGAAAACTTTTAAACTCTGGTACTATATTGGTCTGCCGGATTACTTTGACCTGACTTCCACCAGAATAGAATTTTTTCAATTCTTTCATTGCTTCATATGGTGAAACAATTCCGGCTTTTATCTCTCTGACCGTTGGAAAATGTATAGGTGTCGCAATTCCTGCAGCAACTGCCCTTTTATTACGCTTTACAACTATATCTCTTATTCTGGTATATTCCTTAAAATCTGCCATGCTATCACATTCCTTATATCATATGCTTTTCAATCCATGAAATACAATCTTTTAGGGATCCCACTATTATATCATTTCCCCAATAATAGCAGACAACCTTCCATTCACTTTCCGAACGAGTTATTTTACATAGTTCGGTATTATCTCTATAATAGCAATTAATCCATTGATTTAGAATGATCAACCGATTTGATTTTAAAAATCTATCTTTCATATTTACACACCTCATATCCCATCATATCATTTATAAACTGATAACATTCTTCCAACTGCCCGTAAAAACATTTGTTTCCCATATAGTCACGAACAAAAGCCCAACCCTTTTTACAACCATTAGTTACAATCTCATAATACGAACCGTTCATTTTTTACTCTCTCCAATCATCATAAAATTCGATGGTATAATCACACTTGTTATCTCTTGTGTAGTCATCCCTATATACAATAAGTTTAGTGAACCAAATTTTTATTTCCTATTCATCCTTTCATTACAAACAAATTTAGTTCCACTATTCACAGTGGCAAAAGTTCTAATACATACAGTATATGTTGAAACATATAACCATGCTACAAACTCACCATTAACATAGATCATTGCGGATTCACTGTCATAGTCACTATGACAATAAACCGTATATTTCAAGTTACGCATTACCCTATGATAAAACTCTTTGAAGGAACCAAAACCATAATACACACCATTAGACATTCCAGCCTTGAACATAATTACTTTCCTACCCTTCTTAAATAATCAGCTTGATCAAAATCCAGATTTCCGGTTGCTTCCATATGCTCTAATGCTTTTGTACTATCTTCTCCGTAATAAATAAAATATTCGTGTCCTTCATCATCAATATCATAAATACAAAATCTAAAAACATTACCCATAAAATGAGCGACTTTACAATATCTTGTCAAATCTTCGATACCATCCCAATATCTAACCTTGATAACCATTTTCATTCCCCCTTCTGCCCGTAACCGATAGCACAGTTTTTTCTATAGTCATTATCCCATAAAGATATAACCATCATTTTATCTATTTATTAATAATTGGG